ATTGGTGCATTGTCAACACAACGCAACGCTCGGACCGAGAAGTGGTTCAGTTCACTGTTCCAGATGACACCTCAGTGAGCGACGAAACGCGGCGCATCGTAATTAGGGCTGAAACGAATCTGACGTACGCAGCGTTCAACAGCAACAGCCAATTCGGTGACGCTTACGTTTACCTGTACGAAGATGATGACGCTGATGTTGGAGATCACACCGGCGACCTCGACGAATACACCAGGGGCACGTTCATCGAATCAGACGACGACGGAGGCCGGGACTGCGGAACCGAAACCGGTGAAACATATGCGGACTGCACAAGCCCACCAAGCGACGCAACTGACCCCGACGAATTTCCGAACGACGTGATTGCTTGGGACGACGGCGACACCCCAGTCATCGACAACGTATCGGATAGCTGGGACGCCGAGATTGATCGGCTCATGGAACCAGGCGACTACGCTGTCGAAGGAACGGTGTACAACGCAAACAACTCTGGCTGGTATCGACTTACGATCAGTGACGAAACAGAAGAAAGCAGTGGTTCCTGATGTATGAATACGCAGCAACGATAGATCGAGTTGTTGATGGCGACACAGTGGACGTGATCTTAGATCTCGGTTTTTCGATTCGGTATCAGGCGCGCGTTCGACTCCTGGGAATCAACACTCCAGAATCCCGTACCAGAGATAAAGCTGAGAAAGCTCTCGGGTTAGCTGCGAAAGACTATGTGGTGGATTGGTGTGCGGCTCAGGAAGCAATCAAGATTCAAACCAGCTTGGATAAGCGCGGCAAGTTCGGTCGCGTGTTGGGTCGTGTCATTGGTGACGACGACGGCTGCCTGAATGATGTGCTGGTGGACGTAGGCCACGCAGAAGTTTACGACGGTGGGAAACGGTAGATCTGAGCGTCCTGGTCGGCAGGCAGATTAGCGACCACTTCCTCCAAGATTTCTTCCGTGATGTAATCCCTGCCGGATGGCGTCTCGTGGTCAGCGAGATGATCGCGTAGACAGAAATAGCAGACGCGGGCCTGCCCGATGAACAGATCGACGCCTGGTGGCAGATCACGTTCCTCCAAACAGTGGGCGCATGGATGTTCCACGGCTGGGTCGGGTGGTTCGTAGTCACCCATGCCAGGTAGGTCGAAGTCATTCATCACAACAGCCTAACGTCTAGGGATACCCCTTCGTGACCAAAAAGAGAATCACCCCGCACCGAAGTGCGAGGCGACTCTTCAAAAGCTTCTGAGCTTCGAGATAGCCTATCGCTCTCCGTAGGACTCGAACTGCGTCAGCCGCTTTTGGTGCTCTGCGAGTTTTGCTTGCTTCCGTTGCAGCGATGCGACGTAAGCCCTTGATGGGTAGTAGCCCTCTTCAGAGTGATCGGTGAACTTTGCGTACCGAGCGGCAACGCATCCGGCACCGTCTTTGGTGTGGTCGTCTCGTAGCCGTACGAAGCTGTTTACCCAATCCCCATCGTGGTCGTAGCCTGACTTGCCGTCGGTGATTACTTCGATCAGACCTTCGCTGTAGTGGGTAAGTGTGTTGTTCATTTCGGTTCCTCCTGAGGTTCCGGTTGTTGCCATGCACCCATTATAGGCATAGGGGTCACCCTTGCACAACTAGGTTTGGGGTATTCCTCAAACTTTCTCAAACAACGGGACAACACCAACACGGGAACCGATGATCAGAGGACAAGCGCTGCAAGAACCCAGACAGCCTGCCCCATGTTCAAGAGGACGAAAGAAACATCAGGCATCGACCGAAGATTCCGCCCAAAGTGGTCTATCTACATACAGAGGAGCGATATGGAAACCAAGTTAGAACGTGCGACACAGGGAGGATTACTTCTCCTGACGAGCACTACCGAGCGCGCGCTGTTTCCATTCGATAGAGTAGGAAACCCAGCAACCATCAACGACAGCAACCACCTTCAACCAAAACAAGGACACCAACCACGCTCACTTACTCCTCCTGCCGTTAGGCAAGAAGCGAAGTGACGTACACAAAAGACTGGCATCAGCCAGTCGCCGAAGAACCACCCAAGGAGGGTGACATGAATACGCATCCATTGATGAGTCCAACGCAAGCGCAAGAACTGTTGGACAAACACAACACACGGAACCGAACGACTCGCCCAAGAGTCGTTGAAGAATACACTCGCTCAATTCTGCAAGACCGATGGCAAGACCATTATTTGAACACGGCTGCGGTTGGGACTGATGGCGTCTTGATTGATGGTCAGCACCGGTTGATGGCGATTGTTGCCGCGAACAAAGCTGTGCCTTTTGGTGTCGAGTGGGATTGCTCGCCAGAGATTGTCGAGATCATTGACCGTGGATCACCGCGTCGAGTTGACGACCTACCGGCTTTGGCTCACATACCGAACAAGAGCCAAGTCGCGACCGTTGCGCGAGTTCTGCTAGGTGAGTATGAAGGTTTCGCTTTGTACGATTACACCGGGCCGTCACGATTCTCTCATCAGGAGATTGGTGATTTCCTCTTGAAGAACGAGGACGACATTCTTGCTGGTCAAGCAATGGTGAAGCATGGACTGTCGCTGAAGGTGCAACGCAAAGCGATCGCGGTTTTCGCGATACGTGCCTTGCGGCTTCACTCGACTGAGAGCGTGGACGACTTCCTGACTGCTTTGGGGACAGGTGCTGGTCTGGCTATGGGTGACCCGCGGCTTGCTGCTCGTCAATGGTTCATGAGGTACGGTCCAGACGATCGGAAGTGGGAAGCGCATTATTCGATTTTGGTGAAGGCTTTCAATAGTTGGTTGAAGGGTGAGACTGAGTCGAAGTATTTCAAGGCGTGGGATCGTTTGGGTACGAATGCTGCCTCGAATTTTCCTGACATCGAGAAGCCGTAGCTGGGTGGGAACGCGAAAGGAGCCGGTCACAATCGACCGGCTCCTTCGTGGTTTTGGTTGTGGGTATCAGTCCTCCAGTCCTTGACAGTTTGTGGCCCAGACGCTGCTAGGCAGGAATCCGATCAAGACGCCTTTGAATGGTCCCTTGGCAACTTTGCCGTGGCCGAGTAGGTGACGAGTGACGCCGTTTTCAACGTAGGTGTAAACCTCGTCTGTCACTCGGATCAGGAATGTTGCAGAGCCACTGGCGGCGATGGCTGAAGTGTTGATGCCAGCGGCGATGTTGGGATCGTTGACATCAACGATCAAGATTTCGCCTTTGGCGATCTCTGTGGCGGATACTGACATGGTGACCTCCTGGGTCGTGGTTGCTGTCATCAACAACTATAACAGCATGGAGTACCCCTTGCACTGTGTTTCCAAGATAATCCAAGATTCTTTACGAACGCGTTAAGGTACATAGCGCTCAAAGCGCTAACAGGTAGGGTCGTAATCATTCCGTAACGGAGGATTTGGATGACTGATCCCGGCTTTGAACGCACCATAGGCAAAGCGCGACCAACCTCAACAGACTTCATGGAGGTCGGCACGTCTGGCCTCATCCAATACGGAGGCAAAGTCCAAGAAGACTTTTTGCGTCAGCTTCAAGGCCGACGCGGCGTCGCCAACTACCGCGAGATGGCAGACAACGACCCAGTAGTCGGAGCGATCCTCCATGCCATCGAAATGCTGATGCGAACAGTTGACTGGTCTGTTGACGCCTCCGATGTGAACGACGAGCAAGCGGTCGGCTACGCAGAGTTCGTGGCTGGTTGTATGCAAGACATGAGTCACTCATGGGACGACACCATCTCCTCGATCCTGTCATTCCTCACCTACGGTTTCTCTGTCCACGAAATCGTTTACAAGCGACGCGAAGGACCAGAATCTAAAACGCCATCCAAGTTCGATGATGGTGCGATCGGTTGGAAAAAACTTCCCATCCGCGGCCAGTCCACGATTTGGGATTGGGACATCGACCCCAACGGTGGCATCAACGGAGTGACCCAACAACAAATGTTGGGTGAGACGTTCGGTCGAAACAACGTGTTCATTCCAATCGACAAAATGTTGCTGTTCCGTACAACCACCAAATACAACGACCCTCGCGGGCGGTCCATTCTGCGAAACGCTTTCATGCCGTGGTACTACAAAACCAAGATCCAAGAGATCGAAGCGATCGGCATTGAACGTGACCTCGCTGGTCTGCCAGTCGCAATGGTTCCACCACAACTATTGAGCGACAACGCCACGTCAGCGGAAAGCGCAGCACTCGACGCAATCAAGCAACTCGTCAGAAACATTAAACGTGATGAGCAAGAAGGCATCGTGTTTCCGTTGGCTTACGATCCTGACACTGGCAACCTGGCCTACGATTTGAAACTGCTTTCGACAGGTGGGCGACGCCAGTTCGACACGAACGCAATCATTCAACGCTACGACCAGCGAATCTCAATGTCGGTTCTTGCTGACTTCATTCTCCTCGGCCACCAGGCCACGGGAACACAAGCGCTGTCAGTATCGAAGATCCAGTTGTTCCTCGATTCGTTGTCGGCGTGGCTTGGCGCTATCGCCGAGGTGTTCAATCAGCATGGAGTTCCGCGGCTTATGAGAATCAACGGGTTCGATATAAGGAAATCGCCGTCCATTAACTTCCAGTCACCGGACAACGTGGATCTTGCTGCTTTGGGTACGTTCGTTCAACAGCTTGCTGGTGCTGGTGCGCCGTTGTTCCCTGACGAGGATTTGGAAGGCTATCTGCGTGAGGCGGCTGGTTTGCCTCGGGTGATGTCTGAGGAAGTGTGACACGTACCGCTGTCTTAGTCACGGCTGGTGTTCGTAAGGCCGAACGGTTCCCGGTTTCGCGGAAACGGAAGCCGGGTCTGCCAGCGCATCGACCTGCGGGAGTTAATCGTTTAACTGCCAACGAAAAAGATTATGCCGAAGCAATCTTGGCGGTGCTTGCCGCTGTTCCTCGTAATGTCATTCGAGAGCAGTTCAACCAACCGGTCGGCGGTCCTGCTGGGCAAGTTATTGTGGAGCGTTTCGAGCGTGTCCAGCCATTTCTGGAAGAACTGACGTTGTGGCAATTGAATGAGTCTGGCGCGGCGATGTTCAACGAGATCAAGCGCGAAGTTGCTGCGGAGTGGAAGACGCTGGAGAAAGCAACACCATCACAGACAGCTATGACGTTGAGGTTCGATAGAGCTTCACCGAACGCGACGGCATATGCGTCTATGTCATCAGCGAACATGGTCAGAGACATGGCTGATACACAAATTAGAGCGGTACGGAGTGTCGTGGCGACTGCCTTCAATGAAGGCGTGACGCGTCCTCAGACTTCCAAAGCGTTGTATCAGTTGTTGGGAAAAATGCCGACACCAAAAGGCGCTGTTGTTGGCAACTACGCAGTGGGTCAAATCTTCGGTGACGCAACACGCGGCTTGACGGTTCGTTACGCAGACGCGGTGGTGAATAGAGCAACGAAGATCATGGCTCAAAGCCCGAACTTGTCTACGGCGCAGTTGAAAAAACGAGTTGACGTATACGGGAATCGGTTGAGAAGGTCACGTGCCAGAATGATTGCTCGTACTGAGATGATGCGTGCGTCTAACCAGGGACGACTGCAAGGCATGTGGCAAGCCGCGGATCAGGGTTTGGTTAATCCTACCCTCGCAAAAAAACAGTGGGTCACATCGTCGTTTGACGTGTGTCCGATTTGTGTTCCACTCAACGGTCAAACAGTCGGGCTAAGAGAAACCTTCGGCAATCATGGACAGGCACCACCAGCGCATCCGAATTGTCGTTGTGTGGTGCGTATGTTGCCTGATCCGATGACGTTTGGTTTGCCGACTACGACTGGGACGGGTCAGACGGGTAGTCCAATGCAGTTCGTGCGGCCTTCTAAGCCAGGACTCAAAATTGAGGATCTGGTACTCAGTCCGGGTGTCGTAGCTCAACCAGGCGCGCTCGTAGGGCAACCAAGAGCGCGTGGTGCGCTCATTGGCGACGATGTTGATTTGCCGAGGCCTGTAGCAGCGGAACCAGTAGTACCCGATGTTGATTTGCCGTTGCCAAAACAGCCGACTGGTCGTGTTGAGGCGTTGCAGTCTGAGGATTACTTCTTGGACAATGCAGAGAAGTTTGTGGATGACGCAAACCGTTTAGGTCGCGAAGGTCAGAACGAGATCCTCAGCCGCCATCATAGCGACGGGGATGCTTGGGTGTTTGGGGAAGGCTCTGACTACGGCATGTCTGTCATAGCGCGTGAACAAGGCTTCGATGGTTTACCGAAAATCGTAAGCGAATCGCAGATGAGCGATCTCAAATGGGCGGAAATGGTCCCTGAAATGGACCAGGCAAACTCCAAAATCTTCTATCGCGGCATCGGGGGTGATACCGCTGGGGAACTCGATGGTTTCGTTGATGATTTTCTAAAAAACACGGATAACCCATATCAAGGTCACGGTATTTATGGGAGCGGAACGTACATGACTGACGATTTAGAAGCTGCGATCTATTACTCAAAGCGCAAGGCAGGTGTCGCTACACGCGGTGCTGATCCTTCTAACAAAGAGTGGACGCACAGCAAGGTACTCAAAATGGCGTTAGACCCTGACGCAAAAGTTGTTGACTCTGATGACTTGCATGAGCTTATGCAAGACGCAGATAACCGCTATCGCAGCATTCGTCAAAGAACAGAAAAGGACCTTGACGACATAATCACAGAATATGAAGAATTTACCGGCGACATCCTTATGGGCGCAGGCAAGCATGGTGGGAAAGGTAGCTATGGGAGCGTAGACCTTTGGGAGTTAGATGTGAGAAATAATGTAGATCAAGTTGTTGAATCCAAACTTGACGATCTGATAGCAGCCGGGAAACTTCGTACGAAGAACATTAAAATGAGTGGCATGACGCAATCTGAGATAGATAACGTTTTCAATGAGGACGTGATCGGTTTCAAGTTAGATCCGGGTAACAAAATTCCTATGCCTGGAACCCGACCAGAAGCCGAAGCAGATCTCATCACTCGAATCTTTGGCAGGGATAATCATTTTGGTGAGCGTATCGGTTGGGACACTGACGATCTTGTTAATCAGATACCTGACAGCATCAACGCTCGATCAGGCGCGGGTACTTATCGTGAGGTTTTGCAACAAGAAACCGAAGCCAAATGGCAGCAGTTGTTACTTATGGATGATGGACGGTATGCGGCAAGTCAAGGGTACGACGCGATCAGAAAAATAGATCCGAACCCAACTGGTATGGAAGTTCTTGATCTTGAGTATTGGGTCCTGTTGAACAGAACAGCACTGTCAGTTCTCGATCCATTAGAAATCGTGACCTGATAACTAACGCGCGATCACATTCGCAATCATGTCATCGTCTATTTCGACATAGATGGGATCACCGTTCACATCTTCTCGGAGGACGCGACGATTTTCGTCGGGTATGCGACGCGGATTCTTGAGCCACGTTCTGAAAGGTTCGGGAACGTCATTGACACTTCTCGGTGAAGAATGGATGAAGATGCCTTGAAGCTCTCGGTATGTTTCAAGATTCAAGATTGGTTGAAGGTTGTTTGCGCGCCTGTCAAGCGTCACGCCATAGGGATCGGTTGCCATATCTCTCTCATTCTAGTCGTTGGTTGAGTCGTTAATAGCCGTCCGACGTTCGTCGGTTCTGGTGGTGGTGTGGTTGTGGTGACCGCCGCGGCGACGCAAGATGATTTGACCATCCCGCGCCGCTCGCCGCAGCGTCTTGCTGGTTCGGTTCACGCACTCACTATTCCTTTGTCATGTGCGGCTGTGGCGTATTCGCTGAGGGTTTTGTCAGCGGTGAAGTGCATGTCACGCTCTAGTCTCCAGCCGAGGGTTTCGATCATGTCGTTGATATCGACGTAGCCGAGTTCTGGGAACCCGAGGCCGAGGTCGCACAATCCGAAGGCGATTCCGTCTTCGTCTATTTCGGTGAGGAGCCATGTGGCGTTTGCTCCGACGCAGACGAATAGTTTGACGACTGGCTTGAAGTCTTCGCCTTTGCCTGCTCGTTGCTTGTCGCTGTTTGCTCGGAGTGTGGCTTCGATTGGCTTGGTCAAGATTTTCATTTGTGTTTCTCCTAGGTGGTTGCTGTCGTGCCTTGCCAGGTCTTGCTCCTGGCTGCCGGTCCTTAGCCGACTCAAGGCTCCTTGTGGGTGTTAGCCTTTCGCAGCCGTGCCCTATTCGTTTTAGGCTTGCTCTCCGTCAAGTGCGGTCAAGATAGCTTCAGCCAAGTTACGCATTGTTGTTTCGTTGCCGACTATGGCAGTTGAACCACCGATGCCTTCCCATGAGCCTTGGCTCTCAAGTTTGACCCTGACGCTACGAACGGAGGCATCAGTTACCCTGTGTGCGGTAGCGCTAACTTTCAGGTCACGTTGGCTGCCGAAACAGTTGACGGTATGACTGAAGCGAATGTCCTCGCCTCCTACGACTGAGTGCCTGGTAGTGATTTCGCCGAAGCCTCTTACGTAGTAGTCGCTGTCTACGACTGTCTGATCTTCGTTGTTGTGATCGTTGATCGTCTTGATCTCGGTCGTGTTGGCGATCACGCCATCATGCTTGTCATTGAATCTGTAGCACTCGGCTTCGTTGGTTACGGTTTGCCTGTTGGTGATTTGAGTTTCCATTTTGACATTTTCTCCTGAGTTAGTGGTTGATGTCATACCCCTAGTATACACACAGGGGTGCCCCTTGCAACTGAATGTGGGGTATTTCTCCAAATTCTTTTCACCAGATAGATACATGGGGTAGCGGTACCAGCGCGGCTACCATTCCGGTGTCTGCATTCGGAGGCGTCATGGCGCAATCAACCAAGCTGACTGAACTCACCATCAAAGAAACGTCAGGCGTGGATCATCCCGCGCATCTGCACGAAGGCTGGATGGTAATGAAGTCAGAGGATGATCTCGACAGCGCACTCGATCAGATTATTGACCCCGACTCCCAGGAGAACAACGTGGAACTTACTGCCACTCCAGAGGTCGAGGAAGTCATTGAAGAAGCCACAGAAGTAGAAGCTGCCCCAGAAATGGAAACAGAAGCTACCCCTGTCGCTGCGTCAGTTGACGGCCCCGATCACACAGAGGTGCAGAAGGAACTCACTGATCTTAAAAAGGAATTGGATCTCATCAAGGAAGCTAACCGCTCACTCGTTGAAGAACGAGAATTGGAGAAAGCGGCTACCGCTTCTCACCAATGGGCAATTCTTCCTGGACTGAATCCAGTTGACTTTGCAAAGGTTCTTGTGCGCCTTCGTGCCGCCGACCAAGAGGTCGCCAAAGAGATTGAAGAAATCCTGAGCGCTTCTAGCGTCGCACTTTCCGAGGCCGGTATCTTTACCGAGCTTGGGGCTGAAGGCGACGAAGATGGCGCGATGGATGCTTACGGTCGCATCACGAACAAGGCGCAAGCCCTGGTCGATGCTGGCGAAGTCTCAAACATTGCTAAGGCCATCTCGGTTATTGCCGAGCAGAACCCTTCGCTCTATGACGAATACATCAACGAAAAGAGAGGTGCCTAATGGCGGCCTACGAAGGTCAACAGTCGGCGTTCGGTGAACTCACCGCGTACGCTGATTTGTCGAGCAAACAATACTATTTCGTGAAGCTGCAAAGCGCGACTCAGGTCACTGTTTGTGCAGCTATCACGGACGTACCAATCGGGGTGCTTCAAAACAACCCGACCGCTGGGCAACAAGCCATCGTCACTACGCATGGTCTTTCGAAGATGAGCGCTGACGGCACAATCGCCGCTGGCAACGTCCTTGGAACTTCTGCCGACGGACAAGCTGACGCGATTGTCGCTGGAACCGACACAACGGTTTATGTGTGCGGTCAAGCGATTGGCGCAGCATCCGCAGGCGAAACCTTCACGGCGTTTATCAACATCACAAACGGCCGCGCGGCGTAAGGAGACTGACCAATGCCACAGCCAACCTCAACAGACGTTCACGTAGACGCGATCCTCACCAATATGAGTGTCGCCTACATGCAGGAAGCGTATGCATTCGTTTCCTCTAGGGCGTTCCCACAAGTTTCGGTAAACAAGCAGACTGACAAATACTTCACGTATTCGCAGGCTGACTTCTTCCGTGACCAAGTACAACGACGTGCAGACGGAACACAGTCCGCAGGAACCGGTTACTCGCTGAGTACTGCAACCTACGCGGCTGAGGTGTTCGCACTACACAAAGACATTGGTGATCAGACTCGGGCGAACGCTGATGCGCCGCTTGACATGGACATGGATGCCACTCGATTCCTGACCCAGCAAATGCTGATTCGTCAAGAAGTCGAATGGGCTGCCGCAGCTTTCACCACTGGCATTTGGGACAATGATGTTGTTCCTGCTGTTCTGTGGGATGCTGCGAACTCCATACCGATTGCGAACATCGAAACTGGCAAGAACGCTGTATTGTCGGCGACCGGCTATGTGCCGAACACCGTCATCATGAGCTACAAAGTGTTCTCCGCTTTGATGGACAATGCCGACATTGTGGACCGAATCAAATACACGTCAATGGAATCAGTGAGTGAAGATCTTCTCGCCCGCTTGTTCAATGTTGACCGTGTACTG